GATCGATGGGATCACATCCGCACAGCGGACCGGATTGATTGAAGGCTTGGGAATCGCGCATGTACAGACTGATGGTGCAGGATTTGTGAATGTGAAAGTCGGTTTTTCCGGCTATAACTCACAGGTCTCGACAACATCGAAAAAGGCAAAATGGACAAACTCCAGACAGCCGAATGCGATGATCGCCAGAGCGGTCGAATCGGGAACATCATTCAGAAAGAAACATCCATTTATTGCTCCTGCCGTTTCCAGAACTAAGAAAACGGCGGAGGATAAAATCAGAGTCGAAATCGAGGCCGAGATAGAAAAACTCGGCTTTTAACTTTATGAAAGGAGAATTAACATGGCTGATCCGATTCTCGGTGCAGTTGGAAAAGTATGCACCGGTTTTAGTCATCCGATGGTTGCACAGTACGCAGAAACAGGAGGGACAATCTCGTACACTAATGCGATGGTACTCGCTCGTGGTGTCGATGTCTCCGTAGAACCGGACACTCCGGAAGACAATGACTTCTTTGCGGATAATGTTCGCTCAGAATCCGCTCCGAACAGGTTCACATCCGGCAGTGCTAACATCACTGTCGACGGTCTGCTTGTTGCGGCTGAGAGAATGATCATGGGTCTTCCTGCGGCAGATACAGACGGATGGGTCGCATATGGTGACAACATGAATCCGCCTTATGTCGGTTTCGGATATGTGGCTCGTTACATGTCCGGTGGTGTTGAGAGCTTCGTTCCGACGATTCTCGTTAAAACGAAATTCAACATCATCCAGAATACTGCGGCAACACAGGAAGAAGAGATCGACTGGCAGACACAGGCACTGACCACAAGAATCTTCCGCGGTGACAATGCTAATCACGACTGGAAGTTGCTCGGCAAGGACTACGCGACCGAAGCCGAAGCAATCGCCGCACTTGAGGCGAAACTCGCGTAAAAACAAAGGACAAAGGTAGAAGGAGAAAATTCACATGATTATCAGAGGCAAAGAAAGATATTTCGAGCTCAATGTTCAGAGCCATGAAGAACTTGCGGCAATCTGCCCGAACGGAGATGTCAGCACACTCGGCGATCTCTTCAAAGAGGATACCGGTGTGGCGAATGTCCAGACGGACATCCAGATCGCATGCATCCTGAACAAAGGGTATGAGGACCGCGTGGCATTCGAGGATCCGGAACATAAGCCGGTATATTTGACGGCAGATGACTGCCGGTTCCTGTCAATCGAGGAGGTGCATCAGTTAGAGGCTGAGATCACCACAGCGATCAGCGAAGGAAGAAAGGTCTCTGTGATCGGTGAGGCTCCTAAGGCTACCGGAAAAAACGCAGAAGGCGAAAAGGCAGAAGCGTCCGACTGACTTTCGCATGGCTTTACTTTTACGGACGAAAATTGAACATGTCACGGAAGGAGGTCCTTTATACGCGCTACGGCGAAATGAGGGACCTCATTACGTGCTACCAGATTGAAAAAGGCGAGTTATTGCCGGCAAGGGAAAAGAAGAAATGGACCTATGACGAAGCAATAGCTCTGGCATAAAGAAAGGAGTGACCTGTCATGCCTGTGAATATCGGACCAAAGATCGGCATAGAAGGCGAGAAAGAATATCGTCAGGCGATAAACAATATCATCCAACAGCAGAAGCTTCTGACTGCTGAGATGAAGAAGACCGGCGAAGAGTTCTCCAGTTCATCCGATAAGCAGAAGAAGCACACTGAACAGGTTAAGATCCTGAATGAACAGATCAAGGTGCAGGAGGATCGTGTCAGTCAGCTTCGGTCGATGATGGAAAAATCCGCATCGACATACGGAGAGACAGCGACCGAGACACTGAAGTGGAAACAGGCAGTCACTGAAGCAGAGACACAGCTTGCATCTTTGGAGAATCAGCTCCACAGCATGACCGGTCCGGAGTATCTTGCACAGCAGATGCAGGAAACCGGAGAGAAGCTGAAGGGCATCGGTGACAGTGTCACTAAGGTCGGCGAAGGTCTGACCAAGACAGTCACGGCTCCGATCCTCGGAGTCGGCACTGCGGCAGTGAAGATGGCGGCAGACTATGAGGACGCGCTTGCAAAAGTAAGCACCATTGCAGACACTTCTGCGGTGCCTATGGAGAAGATGTCCAAGGCGATCACAGACCTGTCCAACGAGACCGGAATCGCGGCCACAGAGGTCGCTGATGCGGTCTACAATGCGATCAGTGCAGGGCAGGACACAGCGGACGCTGTCAACTTTGTAGAGAACGCTACAAAGCTCGCAAGAGCCGGCTTTGCTGACACTGCCAGTGCAACGGACATCCTCACTACTGCACTGAACGCTTACGGTCTGGAAGCATCGGAAGTCACGCATGTCAGTGATGTCCTGATCACAACTCAGAACTTAGGTAAGACTACAGTCGGAGAACTCGCTTCTCAGATGGGCCGTGTCATCCCGACAGCAAAAGCACAGGGTGTGTCGATCGAGAATCTGGCGGGTATGTATGCAGTTATGACTGCGAACGGCATTAACACTGCTCAGACAACCACATACCTGTCTTCCATGCTGAATGAACTCGGAAAAGCCGGATCCACAGCGGATAAAGCATTCCGAGAAGGCACGAAGCATCTGAAAGAGGGTGGCCTCACCATGAAAGAGGCAATGGATGCAGGATGGGATCTGACAGATGTTCTGTCGATTCTGGACGAACAGGCGGCGGCTTCCGGAGTATCTATCAGCAACATGTTCGGCAGTGCTGAAGCCGGCAAAGCGGCGACAGTGCTCTATGACAATGCCACACAGGTCAATGAAGTTGTTGCTCAGATGGGAGCCTCTGCGGATGCTACAAGCATCGCATATGACAAACTGAATACATCCTCCTTCTCGGTTCAGCAGAGCATGAACACGCTGAAGAACACTGGCATCGAGCTCGGCACTACTACGCTTCAGCTCCTTCAGCCGGCGATTCAGTCGCTGTCTTCCGGTGTCAGCAGTCTTGCAAGCTATGTGAACGGACTGAGTGACAGCCAGAAGGAGAGCATCGTGAAGACTCTCGGCATGGTTGCGGCGATCGGTCCGGCGGTCACAATAGTCGGCAAGCTGATCAGCACAACAGGAAGCATGATCACCACCGGCGGGATGTTGGTGGCGAAATTCAGCGAGATCGGCGGCATGGCGGGGATCATGGGAAGCGCAGTCGGATTCTTGACTTCGCCTTTCGGAATTGCTGTGGCGGCGATCACAGGAGCAATCGCGATCGGGGTCCTGCTCTATAAGAACTGGGACACTGTGAAGCAGAAGGCAGGAGAACTTGGCACGAAGATCAACAGTGTTTTCACTGGGATCGGAAATAAGATCAGTTCAATCATGAACGGCGCGGCGAATGTTGTATCCAGTGCGATCAGCCGGATCCGAGGAGCCTTCAATTTCTCATGGAGTCTACCGAGGCTGACACTGCCGCACATAAATGTGTCATGGTCTGATCTCGGATGGGGTCTGAGAGTGCCGCATCTGAGTGTGTCATGGTACAAAAAGGCATACAACAATGCACTCATGTTCAGCAGTCCGACAGTCCTTGCTACAAGCGGAGGCCTGAAGGGATTCGGAGACGGTGCAGGAAATGAGATCGTTATCGGTGAAAATCATCTGCTGAACACGATCCAGAACGCTGTCCAGAGAGCCGGAGGCGGCGGAGGCTATGAGATCAACATCGTGGTCAATCCTTCCGCAGGAATGGACGAGGAAGAGCTTGCAGAGCTTGTGGCTGAAAAGATCAACGATCAGATCAGAAGAGATGAAGAGGTGTTCGCATGAGAAGACAGTTTATTCCAATCTACGAATATCTGACATATGACGGAAGATCCTCACTTGATTTCGGAGTGAGGATCTCCGGACTTGAAACATACGGAGCACCGGAGAAGGATGTCGAGAAATTTGAAGTCGCAGGACGGAACGGAGAGCTGACATTCGACAACGGCAGATACAAAAATAAGCCGGAGCCGTATGCCTGTTTCATCGTGGATGATTTCGAGTCAAATATCACAGCTTTCAGGAACTGGCTTCTGAAGGATTCAGAGTATCATCGTCTCGAAGATACATATCATCCGGACGAGTATCGTATGGCCAAATTCACAGGGCCATTTGATCCGGAGGTCTGGATGAATGAAGCAGGACGGTTTGAAATCGAATTCTCCAGAATGCCACAGAGGTGGCTGAAGAGCGGAGAAAAGGCGATCCACATCACTCATGCGGATGGTGCTGTTAAGCTGTTTAATCCGACTCTGATGGTCGCAAAGCCTAAGATCGTAGTGACATCGGGAACCGGCGAGATCGCTGTCAACGGTGTCTATATGACGCTCTCAGCAAACAACGGCGGCACTGT